GCGCACAGCGTGTAATCATCTGCGACCATCGCTGCATCCAGCTCACCCTTCAGCTCACGATACCTCAGCGCGTATGCTGGCGGCACACAATCGACCAACGTATCGCCCCACACCTTGCTGGCCGCTGCTGACGCAAAGCTAAATGGCTCGACCGCTGCTGCTACCTTGTAGTGTATCGGCTTTCCATAATCAGTATGCTTGTTGTCAAACGTGCCACGATTAGCCATCGCCGCTTTCGCCTTATCCGACTTGGGTTTTGCTTTTTTAGCCATTGTGGGCCAACTCCCGTAAACCTTGATAACCCTGCCAACCCTGTTGACTGGCGTTAGGACGCAAAGCTGCGCCTCTGGCCCGACTTCGCGCCAGCGAAGGAAGGCGGGACAGTGGAGCTGCTGGTCGTCTCAAAAAAAGAGAGTGTTCGCTTGGGCGAACTCTTTTTAAGACCTGCGCCTTGACAAAGTGCGTCACTGGAGGTAAATTTTCCGTAGGAAAATTCAGCAAATCCACTGACGCACTATATAAATAAGGGGTTTGCGAGATTTCCGAATCACCCACAAATTGACCGAATTTCAGCAATGCGTCACTGCGCGTCACACATGCGTCACTGAAATTTTCCACTGACGCACTACTCGATAACATCGAAATCATCCTCTTCGTCGTCGGCGTTAACAAGGAATACTGAGTTTATCAGCATATGGATTTCCATCCACCCCTCAGTCACCTTTTGATAACTGATCTGAGCTTTTGCCTTGTGTGGCCAGAAGTTCATCTCCGTTGGCCTTCCATTGATCGTTATTACGCATTGAAGGTGCCACGGCGCTTTCTCGTAGTTTGGCCAGTACAGTGGCGTTTTGCCTCCGCACAGGTCGCCCAAATATGCGGCTATGCTTGTAAACATTTTCACGTTATTAAAATGTTCGTCATCCCGGTAAAAGCAATCGCTCCAATTCCCCGTCCACTCACGTCTCATCAGTTCATCTCCCCAACTCTGCCCGTTGATACGATGCCTTTGCGCTCCCGGCGCTGGCTTGGGCTGTGATATACAATTTCCTCCAGTAAGCCTTCATCATTCCACTGGCGCAGGATTGTCTTTGCCTGCCCTGCTGTCTTTGTGTGGTCTAAGTCTGAGAAGTTATATTGCGTTATAACTGAGCCGACCCAGCGCTGCTTGTCCTGCGGCCTGATAGAATACTTCTCGCCGTCCTCTGGGCCTTTGTCGATCAGGTCCAGCATATTGTTGACCACACGGGTTGTCATGCCCTCCCACTGATCAGGCAGCTTAAACTCAACGGCCACGCCACACGAGTCCCCGTTGTCTAGCTTTGTGCTGACCATGCGGCGGTAGATTGCTTTGTCGGCTGGCAATGGTGCCGAAAGATTAGCTTTGCCATCGTCTACCCGAAAAACACCCGTCGCGCTGGCCTCTGGCACGCCGAGTGCCACGGCGTCCTCAAACTTGACCCTATTGATAACTCTGGCTGCTCTACATGCGCCGATCAATGAGCCTGCGCCGCGCACTGAGTCAATGTCGGCGTCCTCACCGCTGCCTTTGCGCACATGGTGGACCACATGCACGGCGCAGCCAGCCTCTCTGGCCAGCTGGCGCAGCATGGCGACAACTTTCTGCACACTCATATTCGAGTTTTCGTTGACTTCGTGCGTCGAGATAAATGGGTCGATTATGACGAAGCCGATATTGTTAACCTTAATTTTGTCTCGCATGTGGCTCAGGAAGGCGTCATTGGTTTCAATGCCGTCTCTTGTTTCCGCAGCCAGCGTGATGCCGATTGTGTCTTCCGCGTCCATGAATAGCTTGCCAGCGATTTCTGGATGCGTGACGTTGTGTTGCTTCATGGCGGCGGCCAGCCTGATTTCCATTTCTGTCATATCATCTTCCAAATTTATGACCCAGCCATTGCACGACTCATGCACCTTCTCACCGAGCAGTGGCCGACCAGTCACCACAGCTAACGCCTCAACCATTGTGAGCGAAGTTTTGCCGATGCCCCCGGCAGACGCCGTGACGCTAACAAATCCTCGAATGTGGTGATGTCCGTAAATCCACTGCCTGCGCGGTAAACTTGCTTCGTCAATAGTTCCGACGGGAGTTGGCCATTCGAGCTTCTGTACAGGCTCAGGTTGGCTCTCAGGCTCAATCTCTGGGTCAGGTATAGTGTCGAAGTCATCCAGCCCGTCGTCTGGCTCTGGCAACTGCTGATTGACTTCATCAAACATGCTGGGCCGCAGCTCGGCGGCGTAAGTGCGCACGGCTGCTCGCATGTCGTTGTCATGTTCAAAGTAGCAGTAAAGGTCGAAGGCATCACCCCAGCAAAACTCGGCGCTGGCTTGACCGATGCCTGCCGCCCTGTCTGAGCCTGACAGGCTGACCCAATGCGTGCCGAAATCTTTGGTGGCGTGCGAGCCGGATGTCTGCATGGGTGATCTGTAGCTGTCTGATCGGCCGAGCTTCTCGTAACCGTGGCGCAGCATCATGTCAGCTATTGTATTACTACGGTTGAACTCGGCAACTGGATCAACGCCGTCAAAATCTTTTTGCTGCAGCTCACGTTTCTGCGCACGCAGCTGGCGTTCAGCTGCCGCACGTTCTGCTGCGATGGCTTCATTCTTGCGGCGGAACTCTAAGTTCGCCCAGATTTTACTTTCGGCTGGGATAAGCAAGCCCTCACCGCGATTGCGCAGGCCATGATAAAACTGTGGCTGGCCCAAGTTATCTCTGCGCGCTGGCGGTACGTTTGGCAGGTAGATCGGTTGACCCGTGCGAGAGAGTGCAGCGTCGCATGTGATGCCTTCTTGCTGCATAAGGTCAAAGAGTGCGAGCTGTGCGTCAACGTAGTCCTCACCGCTGATCGGCTCTGACAGCGGGATAAGTGCGCGCCACTTGCGGTTGTCTTCGCTCGCCCCGGATGACGAGTAGATGAGTGCGGATGCGTTGCCCGTGACGCGCTCAACGGCGGTCTTCACTTCAGTCAGTGATGGATCACCTTCGTCCACGTCAATGGCCAGCATCCAATACTCGCCGCGTTCACGCTGGGCGGCGTGGCTTCTGCCGTCATGCTCGCGGTAAGTTGACGGGATGAAAAACTTTGCGTCGGCCTTTTCGGTCGCCTGCGGTTCGCTGACCAGCTTGGCAATTTCGGCTATGGTGATGCCGTCATATTGCGACCCGGCGTCATTAATGCGAGTGTCGCGCGCACCAGCTGCAATCAGCATGTGTTGCTTGCCAACTTCGCTTGTCTTTGTTAGTCTGTGCATGTTCGGACCTTTCTCCATCCAATCTCGGGTTCGCTTTAATGTTACCCCCCGGCAGCGTCCCAACTGCCGGGGGTTTTCTTTTGCTTAAAACGGAATTTCATCGTCCAGATCGGGCAAGTTTGCAGCTGCCTGCTGTACTGTCTGTACTGTCTGTACTGTCGCATTGGCCGGCCCAAAGTCATCCAGCGATGCGTCAATGCCGCCAGACATTGTGGTTGCGACTTCATCGAAATCATCAAGGCCACCGCCACCGTACACGGCGTGCGTGACCTGCACGGTGTCAATGAGCAAAGAGATGCCGCCGATGCCTTCTGGGTCTGTCACGGGGTACGCAGTAACTTTGATGCTGCCCTTGGAGCCACCCCAGAACGCCGTGTCTACCAGCGGTTGCTTCATGCCGTCAATTACGCGCGGTTTTTCGTTTATCGCACCTTGGCTATTCGTGCCGTTGCGCTTGGCGCGGAACTCATAGTTACCGCTCTCCAGCTTTTTCATGCCGAATACTTTGCTAAATGGAGCCTCAGCTTGGCACGTCTCGTAATGCGCCTTTAGCTCCGCGTGCAGCGTCTTCGCTTCCTCAGCGGTCATCTCCCAAGCGATTGAGTAAGCTGCGTTTGACGCTGTTGGCGCACACTCTTCGCTCTTCTTTTCGGCAGTAATATAGCGATAGGTCGCGTTCAACCGGGGATATTTAAATTCCACATTGCGAATCATTACGGGTTTGAAGTCTGTTTTAGCCATCTGTTTTTCTCCAAGCTAATTAAAGTTCGACTGCATCTAAACGCAGCCATCGTGGCAGATCAATCACATTAGTTTGATCTGACCAACCAGTGTCCCACTTCTGGGCCTCGTTGGCTTTTGCAATCTTGCGCAGGGTCATGTGCATTTCGCCTTTAGCCCAGTCAAGATATTCCTCATGTATGATGTTTGTCGAGACCGCGTGTGCGCCGGTTTTCTCAACGTGAACAAATACAAACTGTGACGCCTCATAACCAGCCTGCTCTAGGCAGTGCATATAGAAGGCTTGCTGAATTGCGTAATTATACGCGATCATGTCCTTTGCCACTCCGCGTGGTGAAGCATCCTGACACGTCTTGAGATCGTATAGGACACCTTTCGCATCCCAGTAGCTATCTGGGCGGCATTTGATCTTCAGCCCGGTCTCAGGGTCGGTGGCAAAAAAGCTGGCTTCGTTGACCGTTGTTGGCCCAGCCATACGCTGCCCCACTGGATGAAACAGCACGCTATCGGCAATATTCCGCGCAAGGTCATAATCGGCTGTGGTCAGCAGCGTTTGATCGTTTGCTTGAGCTTCCTCATAGGCTTCCGTCCAAGCCTTGCCCCTGCGAGTTTCTGGCCCACGCACGACGCCCTTGCCATCTTCTAGCACCATTGCGTGTACGGCGGTTCCCATGTCGAAGACCGGGCTTGAGCTGTATGTCTTCGCCTTCCAATGTGCCAGCGATTTGCTGTGAACCATTTTCACGTCAGATGAGCTGATCGCGTCATCGGCGTGATATTGAGCATTGGACATTCTGTCAGCGGTTATCATTGCATTGCCTCCCTCGCAATATAGCAGAAGGTTTCAAAATCGACATCTGCCTTGTAATCGTGATCGCAATCAGTCAACGCAGCCAGCGGGATCACACATCGCATTGGCTTACGGTCGTATTTGTAAATCAGGCACGGCATATTTTGCTCACGCTCGGCGGCCACTTTGACTTGCTCCCACCATGCAGGCGCACCGCCGATTGGGCCGCTGGCATAGCGTTTCAGCTCAAGCGTAAACGGAAAAGCCGGATCATCTGGGATCAGGTCGGCGTGAGCGCCAGCGCGGTATTGTTCTAAATCGCGCTTAAATCCGATGCCCAGCTCATCGCGGAGCATGTTGGCAACTTCCCGCTCAAATGATGCGCCCTTATTGCGCCCATTGACCATTAGTCAGCTCGCGGCTGTTCAGCGTGAATGCCGACGTTGGCCGCAGCGGTAAGTGCTGCCGATCTAATAAACGTAGCCAGCGCCATGCCAGCGCGCTCGGACGCCAGCGTTAGCGCCTCATGCTGCGCCTCAGTTAAGACCACTCGACTTTCCTTTTTCATGTCACCCTCCAGTGTGAATATGATAGGACGTTACATCCTAAAAAAAGTTAGTGCAAGTGCAAATTAGGTATTTACATAGGATGTTTTAAGGATTAGTGTAATTGTATAGACAGAAACATAGGGAGACAGACAGATGACCAGCCACGTTGATTACGATAATATTGAAACCTTTAATAAGGTATTGGATGCGGTAAAGTATCTTGGGTATTCTGACACAAGTTATGGCAATGACACTTGCCCATCAATTTCGCGTGAGTTTGATAGCGGTAATTGGCAACAAGTTTGGATTGACTACGCGAATCCAGAAATGCGCGAAGACCCTGAGTGGCCTATGTTCAATATCGTTATGTTTGATGAAAACCACGATGAATTAGCAACGGACAGTTTTGACGATGTGGAAGAATTAATTGCACGCTTGAAAGGATAATCACCATGAAACATAAACTTGAAATTGCCGCCGAAATTATATTCCTCTTGGCTTTGTTTGCCATGCCATTATTCATCAGGAGCGCCATGTTATGAGTGATCTGATTGATTGTCCCGAATGCAATGGCGAAGGCACAGTTGAGCGTGAAGTCTGGGTGCGCCAAAGTGCAACCTGGCACGGCGACTTTGCGTCGGAAGTGCAGGATTGTGACAACTGCAATGGAAAAGGTCAGATTGAACCGCTGGAGGAAGACGAATGAAAATAGCAGTCTGGTTCTCATGTGGCGCGGCCAGTGCGGCGGCGCTTAGGCTCACCGTTGATAAGTATGGCGCTGACAATGTCCATGCAGTCAACAATCCTGTTATTGAGGAGCATCACGACAACAAGCGTTTTGCTAAAGACGTTGCAGATTGGGTTGGCATTGACATCCAATACGCAGTCAACTCTAAATATCCCTTGGCGTCCGTGGTTGACGTATTTGACCGCCGCAAGGGTATGGCGTTCCCCCACGGTGCGCCGTGTACAGTTGAGCTAAAGAAACGCGCTCGCCAAGAATGGGAAGAAAGCAACCCTGTGGATTGGCATGTGCTTGGCTTCACAGTTGATGAGCGCAACAGGCATGATCGTTTCGTTATGACTGAGCGTGACAATGTATTGCCGATCCTGATTGACGCCAACATGACCAAGAACGACTGTGCGGACATGATCCGCTCCGCTGGCATAAGGTTGCCTGAGATTTATGGCCGAGGCTTTCCAAACGCCAATTGCATTGGGTGCGTAAAGGCAACCAGCCCAACGTATTGGAACTTGGTGCGCCGTGAATTTCCAGATGTATTTAACCAGCGCGCAGAGCAATCGCGCAGGCTTGGCGCAAGGCTTGTGCGCGTTAAGAATGAGCGCATCTTTCTTGACGAACTTGACCCCCAAGCCAAGGGTCGCCCACTTAAAACCATGCCCGACTGCGGATTATTTTGCGAGGAAGACGAATGAGCCACACACAAGTTTTAACCGATCAGGTCATGAAGTGCGCCGAGATGGATCTG